GAAGAAGCGATTGAGTGCCTGAAAACTATACAGCGGTGGACTCCGGACTGGGATGACCGGGAAGATGGGCTGTCTTATTGGGATGCTATTGATATGGCCCTCTCCGCCCTCCGCCCCGTCAGCCGGGAGCAGGTGGAGCGGCTGTGGCCGGGGTGTGACCGTTGCAAAGCAGCTGATACAGCAATCGCATGGGAGCGGTGGGGACACCAATACTGTTCTCAATGTGGTCGCCCTCTCACCCCAGAGGCGTGGGAGGAACTGAGAAAGAGACTGGAGGCGCTAAACAATGACAAAAAATGAATTTATAGCCCTAATTGGGCAAGACGTAGTTGTAGACTATCCATTTGGCCGAGAACTCCAGCGGTGGAGCATGAAAAACTTTTATATCGATGGAAATGGCGAAGTCAAACATAATCGTCTCACGCTTATTATGGATGCTTTTATTGCCAACGCAAGAAATCCCCACAAAGGGAAGCCCACGCATGGTTAAGGAGGCGCTGAAAGATGAGTGCGATTGATTCGGATGCGCTAAAGGAGTATATCAAGAAAACAGATTTAACCGCTGTTGAACGGGGTGCGCTTTTGCAGGCGATCTCTAATATGTCCACCCTCACCCCGCCGAACGAGCCGCTGACGCAGGCAGACCTTGATAGCATGGACTATGACAAGGTATGGATTGACTATGGGGACGACGGTGAGTGGGCGCTGGTGGTAAACGGTCGAATCTATTGCCTGGCAGTACTAGAGGGCGCCGGGTTCGAGGACATCTTGCGGGAGGAGCTGGGCGGTGAGACCCTGGATCGCCCCAGTGGAGATTACACCGTGTACCGCCGCCCGACGGAGGTATCGCCATGAGACACCAATACACCCGCGCAGAGCTGGAATCCATCACCCAGGAGACGGCAATCTACATTGAGGGCGCAGGGATAGCCCAGCTCCAATGGGGCGGCCTGGAGATTGCAGAAGGGTGCAGGGATGGATATCTGTACTGCAAGCACATCAAGCCGTTTAGCCTGGAGCTGTACGGCCAATACTGGACGGCCTTTGACGGGCCGCCGGAGGAGGGGTGAGCATGGAGAGACTGACATACTGGTGTGACAATGGGCATGGTGGTGGAAAATGGTTTGTAGCTATCGATGCCGAAGGAAGAGAAGATTACGGGCCGCACGTTGACCGCCTCGCAGCCTATGAGGAGACTGGCTTGGAGCCGGGGGAAATCGAACAGCTCAAAGGTGAAGCATTTGGTCTGAGAGTGGACAAGCAAGAGCTGGAGCAATATCGTGCTCTCGGCCCCATTGACCGCCTCCGCGAACTGGCCGAGGCCGCACTACGGAGGGAGCAGGATGGCTGATATTCTTACAATTATAGCCGCTGTGGAGTGGATGGCGCTTGGCCTGCTTGTCCTGTGGAAGCTCAAGGGGTGGAATCGAAAGATGGAAGAGTTATACGAAGACATGAAGAAACAGTGGGAGGCCGAGCATGAGACTAGTTGATGCGGATAATGCACGAGAGTGCTTTGGTGGTGATGGGGTGACTGGAGCCGTCATGAAGCGTATGTTTGATAGCCTGCCCACCATCGACGCCGTGCCTGTGGTCAGGTGCCGGGATTGTGAGTGGTTCAATCACTATACCATGGAATGTGAGAGTGATGATGTTGCAACAGACCATGAGGGCGGAGCGTCGTTTAGCATTAACTTTGGCCCGGATGATTTCTGCTCCTACGGCCAGCGAAAGGAGGCCGACCATGGCTAATCTGATGTTTGCTGATGCAGAGTGCCCTAACTGCGGCAGAAACTGCGGAAATGGAGGACGCGGAGATATCTTCTACTGCCCCTCCTGTGGCTGGAAGGGAAAAATCAAGGGTGCCGAAAATGACATGAAGTTTATCGAGGAATATATTCGGTTTTGCATCGAACGTGACAAGGAGGCCAACCTAGACGAAGCCATCGAAAAGTACCTGAAAATCAAGGAGGAGGCCAACATGGACAAGCCGAGAATTTGCGAGGTGCTTGGGGTTGAACCAGAAGAAAAGTTTGAAATTAGAGGAAACACGTTAGGGCGATTTCGTATCAATAAATATGGGACATTCCAGATTGAAATATCAAATGACTGCTGGGGATTCTCCACTGTGGAATGTCTTAACAATCTCATAAATCATCCAGAAAACATCGCCCGCAAGCCCCGCTGGACGGAGCAGGAGGTGGAGAGGGCGAAGGCTATCAAAGTGCTATATCCAGTTGTTAAAACATTGGCATACGTTGATATAGTGGGACAGACATTTTACATGTATGATGACGAAGACAACTATAAGGGCAGTCTTGATAACCTTGATGAAACGTTCCCTACGCTGAGGAGCATAAGGCGGGCCACATTGGACGAGATCATCGGAGGTGCCCAATGACCAGAGAAATACTTTTCAAAGCCAAGCGGCTGGATAATGGCGAGTGGGTGAAAGGAAGCTTGATTTCGTTTGCAGATGGAGGGCGATCGATTTTACCATCTGAGAGTGCCGTGCTTTACAAGAAGGGCGAGTCTCTTTTTTCTACTGTAAATTGCCTTGAGGTCGACCCTTCCACGCTCTGCCAGTACACCGGCCTGACCGACAAGAACGGGAAGAAAGTGTTTGTTGGGGACATTGTAAAATGCAGCCGTGGTTGCACCCATGAGGGGGTATGGGTTCAGGAACACGGCGGAACCTTTATCGGAGGAATGCCAGCAATCTGTCTATCTGACTTGATGCCAGGATACGCATGGACGGGGGAGGAAGAAATTATAGGCAACATCCACGACGGGGAGGGCGGACAGCATGAGTGAGTGGATCAGCGTCAAGGAGAGGTTGCCGGAAAGTCAAGCGGATGTCCTTGTGGTGGCGTTTTGGCATGAACGCTGGCAGACCATGATGGGCTGGCATAGTGACATGGGAAAGAAGTGGCGTGTCATTACACCACACGGAGAAAGAGAGCCGGGCGGTGTCACCCACTGGATGCCCCTCCCAGACCCGCCGAAGGAGGGATAGACCTTGAATGAGTTTAAGGAAAGACTCAGGAGGTTGAGGGAGGAGAAAAAGCCTGTTAGGAGTATGGCGGTAGTGTCAGAACTGTGCGGGCTTCCGCGCAGCGCAGTAAGAAAATATGAGCGCGGGGAGGCAAAGCCCAATATGACTGCGCTGATTGCTCTGGCAGACTACTATGAAGTATCGCTAGATTATCTAACAGGTCGAGTAAAATACAGATAAAATTTGAAGATTAACCTTTAAAGGGCAGCTAAACCAAAAAATTGATTTAAAATGGGAGTGTGGGAGCGTGTGCCCCTGCGCTCCCATTCCCCTTCCTCCTTCACACGGATGGGGTGGCGTCGGTGCATCTGCCGCCACCCCCTCTGTGTGCAATATGCCGCCGGTCGAACACCACCCCACTATTCGGGGCATGAGGGGTCGCACCCCTCTGGCGGCGAATGACGGTGGAAAGACACTACACCAGATTGCCGGAGCGTCTAGGCGCTGGGAAGAGTAAGACGCGAGCCGCCTGTCATGGGGGCTGAGCTAAAAAAGCGGTGGCAGCTATGACCTGCCCCGGTGTGCCGACACATAGAAAGCGGCTGCGCCCGGCGGAGCGTGTAGAGACGGAATCCGCCACATATGCCGAGTGCTTGAGCAGAAGCGGAAGCGGCGGCCATGGACAACGCCGCGGACGTGTGGCGGCTCAATACCGCCTCTCGGCTCCAAAACTGAAAAGGTGGTGAAAATATGCCAACCTATCGAAACGGCCGTATCTGCTTGAATAGAAACGAAACAAGAGGATTTTACAAGCAGACTATCCACCCATCTGAGGATACCGCAAGGCTGAGAGACAAATACCTGGACGGAATTGATAAAACGTTAGAAATCAAGCCGACAAGGGATGGTGTAGTCCTGAGCCGGAAGTGACATGATATGCCGCTCCTCGCCGCATGAGGCGGGTGGTGGCACCAATAAGAGCCTCTTGACTGGGGGTGATGCCTCATGATTACAGAACACGGAGGCGATCTGTGATATGAGCGGTGCTGGAATAGGTAGACAGTAAACAAGGCAACGAGGACGGACAAAACGTGCTGCCACCTTGCTGACGAGTAAGGCCGTCGCCCCGATCGTAGCTGCGCCATGTGAGGTGCAAATCCTCACCCGCTCAAAAGATAAAGCCGCCCCCGGAGGGGCGGCAGGATTAGCTCAGAATTTCTTTCAGTTTGTCCAAATTCCCGGCATTGGGGCTGACCTTGCCGCTCTCCCAGCGGGATATCACGGCCTGGTTAACGTCCATCGCATCCGCAAGCTGGGCTTGAGTCAAGCCTTTGGCCTTTCTGGCGGCGGAAATATCAAACTCGACAGACGCAAGGGGGCGCTTGCCTTTACCGGCAAAATAGCCTAACTGCCAAGCCCCCTGCATTTCAAGGGGCTGGAACTTTTCAGACCCTCCCTCCACGGGCGGGTCAATGCTGGTGATCTCGCAAAGCGCCTCAGCAACCTGCCGGTCGAGATCCCCCTTTAGGAGGCCAAGCCGGTGAGCGTCGGAAATGACTCTGGCGAGTGCTGTATACGGGCGCTGAGCGGCAAGGGTGAGATCCCCGCCGATCTCCTGCGGATATGCCGCCGCGTTGAGCCGGCCGAACACCCAGCCAAACACGTATGCCTCTCTGTTTGTCATTAGCAACCAACCTCCTTGAAATAACGGTATTCCATCTCGTCATAGACATTGACCTTAATCTCAACCTTGCTGTCAGGATACTGGGAGGCATAACGAGCGGCACAATCCTCGGCGCCCTTCTTGTCGTCCATATAAGCACCCATCATCCAGCCGTCTTTGCAGACACAGTATTCATAGTGTTTCATGAGTTTACCTCCTATGTTGTACTCTTTAATTTTTATGACTTAATTATATCATAAAATATGATATTGTCAATACATATCTTGAAAAATATTTGCCGCCCCGCAGTTGCAGGAGACGGGGGAGGCCCCAACGAGAGGAAACGCATGGCGGGATATTCCCCCGCCGCCTCTCAAACAAAAGATCAGGGCTAGGCCGACGGGCCGAAAAGGGAGGTGCCACCTTACTCCCCTGCCCTGAGTCAACATAAAGGTGGGAAGCAAAATAGAAAGGGTGGTATCTACATGAACGAACTAATCAAAGTTGACTTTAGCGGCGAACAGCCAGCAGTATCAGCGCGGGAACTCCACGAGTTTCTAGAGGTAGAAACACCGTACCACAAGTGGTTTCCCCGTATGTGCGAATATGGATTCGCTGAAAATGAGGATTACGCAGTCACGGACATTTTTGTCCATAACCCCGCTGGCGGCCCTCAGAGCATGAAAGATGCCGCCGTCTCTATCGATATGGCCAAGGAGATCTGCATGCTCCAGCGGAACGAGAAGGGGAAGATTGCCCGGAAGTATTTCCTCCAATTGGAGAAGGATTGGAATAGCCCGGAAAAGGTAATGGCCCGTGCGCTCCAGATAGCAGATCGAAAGATTAAGATGCTGGAGGCGGAGAAGGAGACTAACCGACCGAAGGTGCTGTTTGCGGACTCCGTGGCTGCCTCCAATACATCCATACTGGTTGGAGAGCTGGCAAAGCTCCTCAAGCAGAATGGGGTGGACACTGGGCAGAACCGTCTCTTTGACTGGATGCGGAACAACGGATATCTGATCCGCAGAGAGGGCACGGATTACAACATGCCCACACAGCGCTCAATGGAATTGGGCCTGTTTGAAATCAAGGAAACCAGCATCACACATGCAGATGGGCATGTTACGGTGAACAAGACCCCGAAGGTGACGGGGAAAGGACAGCAGTTTTTTATCAACATGTTTCTTGGTTGACAACCCACACGGGTGTATCGCTTAACAGGCTGTGACGGCTGGCCGTATCCGAGCCAGAGCGCGACAGTAGGCGGCGATGGTGTACTCCCTTTAGGGCCATATATATAACCCATACGGGGTTAATATATTGGCCCTCAAAGGGAGTGGACGTTTGACATGATTTTGACTCTACTTAGGCGAGAGGTGGTGAGTGTGGCATTAACGCCAAAGCAGGAAAGATTTGTGCAAGAGTACCTTGTGGACTTGAATGCCGCACAGGCTGCTCTTCGGGCAGGGTATAAAAACCCTGAAATTGGGCGGCAGCTAATTACGAAAAATAACGTTTCTTCCGCAATTCAGGAAGCAAAGAGAGCCAGAAGTGAACGGACAGAGATTACACAGGACTATGTGCTTGCCAAGCTGAAGGAAATCACAGATAAACCGGCCTCGGATGCGAATGACAGCGATCTGAAGTATTCCAGCAAGATAAAAGCACTTGAACTGTTAGGGAAACATGTGGGAGCGTTCGATGGAAAGGCGAACGGCGATGGAGATACGGAGGTTAAGGTGGTCATAGATGTCTGAGATTCGTTTATCGTCCGTCCTTGGACCTGCATTCCACCTACTGGCTCGTGACGTATTCCAACACGGACACACACACTATGATTTGTCTGGTGGCCGAGGCTCGCTTAAATCTTCCTGCGTTTCCCTGCTGGTGCCGCTTATCTTGCTGACCAATTCAAACACCCACGCCTTGGTACTTCGCAAAGTGGCGAACACCATCCGGGACAGCGTGTATGCACAATATCTATGGGCAATCGGAGAATTGGGTATGGCGGCGTACTGGGACGCTAAGGTTCAACCTATGGAGCTGATTTATAAGCCGACTGGGCAGAAAATCATGTTCCGGGGCGCTGATGACCCCATGAAAATAAAGTCCATTAAGGTTCCGTTCGGATATATCGCTGTAACACACTTTGAAGAAAAAGATCAGTTTTCCGGTCGGGCGGAGATTCGAACCATTTTACAATCTACCATGCGCGGCGGGTCGAAGTTCTGGAACTTTGAGAGCTACAATCCACCCATAAGCCGGGACAACTGGGCCAATAAGGATAGCTTGGAGGAAAGAGCAGACAGGCTGTGCCACAAGAGTACATACTTGGAAGCCCCACCGGGGTGGTTGGGGGCGCAGTTCCTAGCAGAAGCTGAACACTTGAAGACCACGGACGAGAGGGCCTATCGCCATGAATACTTGGGCGAAGCTGTCGGCACCGGCGGGAATGTATTTGAGAATCTGGAGTTGAGGGAAATCACGGACGAAGAGTTCGCTTCCTTTGACCGTATCTATCAAGGTGCGGACTGGGGCTGGTTCCCGGACCCATTTGCCTTTATCCGACTCCACTATGACCGGGCTAGAGAGACAATATACCTAATGGACGAGATATACCAAAATAAGCTGACCAACGAGGCGAGCGCAAAGTTGATTCTTTCCAAAGGTTACAAGGATGCTTACATTACCTGTGACAGCGCAGAGCCTAAATCATCAGCAGACTATCGGGCGATGGGCCTTCCGGCCAAAGAGGCAATTAAGGGGCCTGGAAGCGTGGAGTATAGCATGAAGTGGCTCCAGCGGCGGAAGATTGTTATTGACCGCCGGAGGACACCAAACGCCTATAACGAGTTTGTGAATTATGAGTATGAGCGAAATAAGGATGGGGAGATCATCAGCGGGTATCCTGACGAGAATAACCACCTTATTGACGCCACAAGATACGCTCTTGAGCGTGTATTTAGGAGAATGGGGATGACTGCATGAACCTTGAACAAGCGATGAACTATCTTGTTTCTTATAATGGATATGAAGAAATCGTTCATTCATTGCTAGAGCATATATCTATGTTTTCTGAAGAAGGGACGATTCTACCACCTAAAATTTTTAAATATGGGGATGAAAGCGAAACTGTTGAAGCTATCCTATGGTTTCTCCTTGTCTGTATGTTCGGGGATTATGGGACATCTCCGCGGTTTGGATGGATTGACAAAAAGAGAGAAGCAATTGCGTTTCTAAACAACCTGCTTTCGGATGAGGTGTCCGAATGAATATTACCGAAAAACTAAAACAGCTTGGTTACTCTACCGTGCCGGAGGAGTTTTACCGCAAAGTACAGGAGTGGAAATCTTGGTATGTGGGCGACGTGAAGGGCTTCCACAGGTACAAGGTCAGAAACGGAACGAGCATGGTCAAATGCAAGCGCTTCACGCTTAACATGGGAAAGAAGATCCCGGAAGATTGGGCAAACCTTCTGATGAACGAGAAGGTGGAGATTACCATTGAGGGCCAGAGGGAACAGGAATTTGTTGACCATGTGCTCAAAGAAAACAACTTTCTGGTCAAGTCAAATGAAATGCAGGAGAAAGCATTCGCGCTCGGGACGGTGGCGTTTATTCCCCGTGTAGTGGGAATGAAGGCCACGGGAGAAGGCCCTGTTCCTGGTAGCGCTGACGGAATTGTGATGGATTATGTGACAGTAGAGCATATATGGCCGCTGGCGTGGCAGAACGGGATTATTACGGAGTGCGCCTTTGACAGCATCGTGACCGTCAATGGTGAGGATTATTGTTATCTCCAAATTCATCACAAGGTAGATGGCTTATACGACATTGAGAATCGCATCTATCATTACCGCAACGATAATGTGGATGCCGAACTGGACTTATCTGACGTCAAGGGATTTGAGTTA